TGTACCTGGGAAAGTAACCCTCCGCCAAACGTGGCAGCCGATGGATCCTGACGCTGCTGCTTACATCACTGCTGTAGAAACGGCAGACGGTCAAGCACTAGAGGAGAAGGTCAAGATTGCGATTGACAACTTCGTGCTTGGTTGTAAGGCAGATGGAATCTGGAGTGCGATTAAGGCGAGTTGTATTCTGGCTGGCGCTAGGACACTGGCTGGTGCTTTGGTTCCGTTGGTGGGAACTGCGCCGACTAACTTTAACTTTGTTGCTGGAGACTACAACCGAGAGACTGGGTTGATTGGTGACGGCAGCACGAAGTATTTGGATAGCAACAGGAATAACAATGCTGATCCGCAAAATGATCGCCATCTGGCTTGTTTTGTGACCACACCGCAAACAACTGGACCCGGAGCCTATATCGGTGCTGGTGGTGCGGACGTTGGATCTAGCGTTATCGGTTCCGACGTTAGTCTTAGCACGCTATTCTTTAGGCTCTCCACGTCAAATTCTTCGACCGTTGCAAGCAAAGCAGCGGCCACAGGTTTGGTCGGCTCAAATCGAACCGATGCGTCTGAGTATGTTGTAAGTATAGAAAAACTACAGACTACGTTTGTCTCGTCATCACAAACACCCTTTGCTCAAAATCTATTTGTATTTCGCCGAAACGCAGGCTCTCCTGTTTCTATTTATGCAAACGCTCGCCTCGCCTTCTACTCCATCGGCGAAGCCCTAGACCTCGCCCTACTCGACGCCCGCGTCACCGACCTCATCAACGCAATCGGAGTGGCAATCCCATGACTTACACAAACCACGACCTATTAGTCACTGCCGTTAATCAAACGGAGGTGTTGCGATGAGCTGGATTATTACGGGAGACGAGAAAAATGGGCTGCTGGACATTTATCCAGGTGCAGCCGCTGCTTACAGTCTTCGTAATCTGCAAGGACGGAGCGGCAAAGATTCCGCCGTCGTCCGAGTCCGCCGCGATAACGACAACGCTGAGCAGGACTTCACCGCCGCAGAGGTAAGTGATGGCACGCTTGCCGCGTGGGTGGGCGCTGGTAATAACGGTTTTGTGCGGACGTGGTACGACCAGAGCGGTAACGGGTATAACGCTACCCAAACAACAACTGCAAATCAGCCGAGTATTGTATCTTCTGGTTCATCGCAAACCATCAATTCCAAGCCTGCTTTAAGCTTTAATGGATCTAGTCAGCATTTATCAGCCCATGCAGTCGCATCAGCCTTTAGTGGAACTGACAAACCAGCTTCGGCTTTTCATGTCAGCAAGGTAAACAACAACGCAAATTTTATGTCTGTTGCGGCTTTGGGCAATTCGGCAAGCAACGACGACTTGTTTGTCCTTGGCGACTATTTTAACAATAATTCCCTAAATTTTGGCAAGCGCGATGACGGCAACGCCTCCAACGAAATCACGCAAGCTGGCACACCAGGAATAGTTCAAAACCTAGTCTCGGCCACAACAAATGGCACCAGCATTAGCGGCTATCACCAGTCAACGGCGATTCTTTCTAATTTTAACTGTGATGTCGGCCTGCTCACACTAAACAGGTTTACCATAGGCGCCCATGAACGGGTAAGCGTTGGCTCTTATCTTAATGGCTTTATTCAGGAAGTGATTTATTATCCTTTAGATCTTGCAAGCAGCAGGCTTGCGATTGAATCCAACATCAATGCTCATTACGCTATTTTCTAGCCCTGCTCGTAGTGTCCCCGGCTAATGCGGATAAACTGATTACAAAGTAGGAGTCAGGCCGTGGTCTACAGCGCCAACATCCCACCGACCGGAGCTGTAGTCAGCGAATCTCCGTTCGTCCGCAGCCTCGATGTCATCGCAATGATGACTGACTGGAGCGTGATGTCTGCCGTCACCAACGGCACCGAATATCTCCGCGACCAGAGCGAGAAATATCTCCCCCAAGAACCCCGCGAAGACGACGACGCCTACGAAACCCGCGTCGATCGCAGCGTCCTCAGCCCATACACCAGCCGCCTAATCGAAACCGCCGCTGGCGCCATCCTCCGCAAACCCATCCATATTGAGGGCGACCCCTACTGGCTGGAACTTGCCCAAAACATCGACGGCATCGGCTCAAATATCAATGAATATGCCCGTCGCGCCCTTGTCAGCAGCCTCACCTACGGCCACAGCGCCATTTTGGTGGACTATCCCGCAGCAATGGGAGCGCGAAATCTTGCTGAGGAACGCGCCCAAGGCCGCCGCCCCTACTTCATCCACGTCGATGCCACGCAAATCTGGGGCTGGCGCCAGGCAAGCACCATGCCCGGCTCCCCTCTCACCCAAGTCCGCATCCACGAGTACACGACCCGCCCGCTAAACGATTTTGGCGAAGAACAGATCGAACAAATGCGGGTGATCTACCCCGGTAGATACGACCTGTACACCCTCGGCCAAGACGTGGTCGAGTTCAGCGAAAGCGGCGGCTACAGCCTCGACGAAATCCCCCTGGTGCCGATCTACAGCAACCGCCGGGGCATGTTGCAGTCCTTGCCGCCGCTGCTGGACATCGCCAACCTCAACATCACCCATTACCAGCGCCAAGCCGACCTTATCCACGCCCTCCACATCGCCGCAATGCCGACCCTCGTCCTTGAGGGCTGGGACGACACAACCGGCTCGACAACGATGGGCGTCAACTACGCCATCGCCATGCAACCGGGCAACAAGGCGTATTACGTGCAGGCCGACGCAACCAGTTTCGACGCCCAAGCCGCCGAACTGCAGTCCTTGGAAATGCAAATGTCCAGCTTGGGTTTTACCAAGCTGTTCGGCCAAAAGTTTGTTGCCGAATCCGCCGAAGCCAAGCGTATCGACCAGGCCCAAAGCAACAGCGTGCTGTCGATCATCAGCCAAGAACTGGAAAGCGCCCTCAACCGAGCCTTCGGCTTTGCCGCCCAGTACGTCGGCCTAGAACCCCCCGAAATCACGATCGACCGCGACTTCGACTACTACCGCCTGATCGGCCAAGACGTGTCTGTTTTGACGCAGCTCAACCAAGCCGGCAAGATCAGCGACCAAATGCTGCTGGAAGTCCTGCGTCGCGGCGAAATCCTGCCCGACAACGTCAACATCGAGGACGAACTTGCCGCCAGCACCGAGAACGCACTGGCACTTGTCGAACCCGTCGAGAACACCGGCGACGAAGATATGCAAGCTCGCGTTGATGTTCTGTCGTAAAGTAGAGCAGTTCATGTAACACAACACTGTGCCTGAAGAACAGCAAGCACCAGTAACTCCTGTGGAGACTGCTGCTCCTCAACCTGTGGTTGAAAGCTCGGATTTGGCCGCTCAAATCGAAGCTCTTCGAGCAAAGAACCAGGAGCTAATCGCGGAACGCCGCAAGGACCGCGAAAACCGTGAAGCGATCCAAAAACAGCTTGATGAGCTGAAGCAAGCCCAAGAGACCGCCCAAACCACCAAATTGGCGGAATCCGGCGAGTTCCGCACGCTTTGGGAGCAAGCACAGGAAACTGTCGCCGACCTCAAGCAGCAACTTGCAGAACGTGAATCGAAGATTTCTTCGATGGAAGCAAGCTTCAGCCAAGAGCAGCTCAAATCTTCTGCAATCGCCCAACTCTCAACTGCTGGTGCATTAGCACCTGATCAGTTGTATCGTTTAGTGCAGGAGAATCTTCGCGCCAAAGATGGACAGCCTGTGGCTGTTATTGGCGGCGTCGAAGTTCCGGTTGGTGAGTATATCGCCAACTTGAAAAACCCCGGCAGCGGCTACGAGCATCACTTTGCTGCAAGTAACCGCGCTGGGATGGGTGTCACAGGTAGTGCCCGTGCCACCGCTCTTCCCGGCCAATCCAATCCTTGGTCACAAGAGGGTTGGAATGTCACACAACAAATGATGATGCTGTCGGACGATCCAGACCGCGCACGTTTGCTGAAGGCAGAGGCCGGGAAATAAGCCCCTGTGGGGCGCCCGCTAACCACGACTCCACTGGAGCTAACCAATGTCCGCTTTTAACGGCAACTACTCGGGAGGAACATTCCTCTCGAACCTTGTTACCCGCCCCGAATTTCTTCAGTACACCTCTGAAGGCATCTTCGAGCAATCGAAGTGGGTTCAGAGCGGCATCATCCAGCGCAATGCTGCCCTTGATGCCCGTGCCGGCGGCACCCGCGTGCGCGTGCCCTTCTTCGACCCCATTGCCCCCACTGAGACGCAAATTCTCAGCAACGGCACTTGGGGCGGTGGTGGCGGCTACCTGGTGCCCGCAAACGTGACTGCCGACGAGCAGATCATGACCCTGCTGCACCGTGGCTTTGCCTACGCCGCAGACGACCTGAGCAAGCTTGGTTCTGGTGCCGATCCCCTCAGCCATGTCCGTGACCAGCTGACCGCTGCGATCAACAAGCTGAAGACCGCCACCCTGTCCGCCCAACTGCTTGGTCTGTTCGGCGGCATCACCGGCGCTGGCGTCCTCGGCCCCAACCAGACCGACAAAACCCTGGCTGGCGTTCCTGGCTCCCTGACCGAAGCCAACTACTTGAGCGTTGCCAACGTTGTGTCTGCCAAGGCAAAGCTGGGTGAGCGCGGCGACGAGCTTGACTCGATCGCAATGCACTCCAACGTTGCTTACTACCTGCAACAGGTTGGAATGCTGACCTTCAGCACCTCCGCACTGGCTGCTGCTGGCGCCGTGACCTGGGGTGGTGGCGGTGTCGGCATCCGTTCCACCGAAGTGCCCTTCTTCGCTGGAATGCGTGTCGTCATCGACGACCAGCTGACCTATCTGACCGGCGGTACTGCCACCCACGCGGTGAAGTATCCGGTCTACCTGTTCAAGTCTGGCGTCGTCAGCGAGGGTATCCAACAGGATCTGCGCCTTGCTGCAGACCGCAACATCCTGTCCATGCAGGACGTGCTGGCTGTGGATTACCACTACGGCTACCACATCACCGGCACCAAGTGGGCCGCCGCTGGCGACAACCCCACCAACGCCGCAACCACCGGCAACCTGGCAGCCACCGGCTCCTGGAACCTGGTGTTCAGCACCACCAAGATGGTCCCCGTGGCCCGTCTGCTGGTCAACACCCCCTTCGACACCACTGCCTACGCCTGATCTTCAGGACAAGCAGAAGGCCCCCAAACGGGGGCCTTTTTTATTGCTCAGCCTTCTTTACCAAGACGCAAGTTCTCCTGCGCCTCAAAAACCACGGGAGTATTCATGGTGCTCTTGTACGAATGCAGAATCAACTGGTTCAGCACGTCGTAGCTGACCTCCAGTTTTTGACCGATCTGCTGGAGATCAAGACCTTCCTCTTCCCGAAGACGGCGCACCTCAAACGCAACATCCTCAAGCTTCCGTACTTCCTTACCAGGAAGAGCGGGGTTGGTCTTTGTTGCTGCGGGCTTTACGCTGCCTTCAGCATCGACAGTTTTGCGAGCGGGCATGAAACTGGTTCGTCTCTACGTGTTACAGAATAATCGCCGCTGGCATGAAGACATTCCTTACGGCGACCACTTAGAACGTGCAGCGGATCTAGAGATGTCTGGAGCGCAGATATATCACGCCTCAATGGTTGACGCGCAACTGCAATCAACTAAGCCACGAAGGCGGGCTAAACTCAAACAAAGAGCGTATTGACTGTGGCCGCGACTATTGATGCCACCTTAAAAGGCGCGTCGGCCAACAGCTACGTGACGCTGGCGGACGCCAACACCTATTTCGAGACCGTCCCCGACTCCAGCACCTGGGACGACAAGACCGACGACCAGAAAAACCGCGCCATCATCTCCGCTACACGCTGGATCGACGCCCTGAGCTTTTACGGCAACCGCTGCACCGAAACCCAAGCGCTGAAGTGGCCCCGCGAGGACTACAAGGTTGACGGCATTGCCTTGGCCTGCACGTTGATTCCTTCGGGAATCAAAGTCGCCACCTACGAACTGGCTCGCGCTTTTGCCAACGACACTGACGCCATCACCGGCAGCACCGGCACCACCGGCCTTTATGACGAAGTAGAACTGGGCGAACTGAGGGTCAAGTACAAAGACAGCTCCATGACCCCTGGTGTGGTCAACAATGTTTTCGATCTTTATCCCTGGCTTCAAACGTACCTTGGCCCTTACTGCATAGGCGGGGCTACTAATTACGCCGTCCGCCTATTCCGTGGTTGATATGGGCTTAATAGACTCCACTTTTAAGCCGTTACCCACCGCACTGCTTGCGGACTGGGGTCAAGACATTACCTACGTCAAAACGACGACACCACGCACGTACGATCCAACAACTGGCGCTGTGACAGGCGACGACACCACGGTGTCATTAAAAGCGCTTATCACGGAAATGAGTGCTCGCGAATCCGAGGGGTTGTACCAGACAACGGATTTGAAGGTGATTATTGGCGCTGCTGAGCTTGATGGGTACTACCCGACAGAAGCTGATCGAATCC